ATATTGAAAAGATTACTTCAGCATATCGCTCTCTTATTTTAATGACCAGCGAAAGGACTCCTGTTCTTGAAAGCCTTACCAGGGCTTTAATGACCCGTAAAATGGACCAAATGGAGATAATTGCAAGGTCTTTCCGGGCATTCTCTAACCTCGACTCAACACGTGTTTTGACCCGCAATGTGACAGACGACGCCGCATATGTCCGCACCCTGCTGCGCGGGAAGCTGGGTGTAGAATGACCTTCTCATTATTCCACCCACAAACCAAGGGCTACTACGTCCTTGGCGGTAGGCCGACGCGCATCAAAGCGCACGCTACCAAATACTTCACAAAGGAAGACGCTGAGAATGTGGCGTTGTTCCGTAACTTCCCAGAGTGTGTGGTCGAAGAGAACGAAGAGATTCAATGGCCCACGTTGGTCCATCGTGAGAACGATTCGGTTCTGATGAGCCGCTTTGGTGAGAAGGTGTCGCCATGAATAAGATGAACCAGGACGACACGTTGACAACCATCGACTTGTTGACGGAAACACTGAACCAGTGCTCCGACAAAGAAGTCGTTGACTTTGCGACATACGTTTTTAAGAACCTCGACTACCGCGCTTTTGAAATGTTTATCCAGGGGCTACCTCGTGTTAAGAAATGAAATACTCGCCATGTGCCACGCTTACGCGGGCGACATCAACAAGGCCGCCCGTGTGTACGCAAAGGCACGCGGACTACCAGCACGCGAAGTAATCGCGCTATGGAAAGCAATCATATCAACCACCACCGTTCCGCAGAAAGGAACACCATGAGTATCTTACAAAACATCAAGACGGGGATCGAGCGCAAGCCGCCGATCATCGTCGTCCATGGACCGAAGGGTTCTTGGAAAACACAGATGGCAGTCGAGAGCTTCAAGCCTCTGCTGCTGCAAACAGAAGACGGTCTTGGTAATCGGGATATCCCGCGTATCAATATCAAGTCACCAGATGACATCTTTGAAGCGATCAAAGAGTTGGGGACCACGGAACACGAGTACCGTACCCTGGCGATTGATTCACTGGACCACCTTGCGCCCATGATCGCTCGCAAGATCTGCGCTGATGCAGACCAGCCCAACCTCGAAGCGTTCGGATGGGGCAAGGGCGCTGTGCTTGAGGAGAAGGAATGGCAGAAGATCATGGAGTGGCTGATCAAGCTGCGCGATACGAAGAACATGGCTATCCTGCTGATTGCCCATTCAATCGTGCGCAATGTCCAAGACCCGACATTGGGCGAGCCATACGAGCGTATCGAAATCAAGCTGCCCAAGAAGGTCGGCGCTTTTGTGTGCGAAAAGGCGGACATCATTGGCTGCGCCAAGGAACGTCTGACGATCGTGGACAACGAGAAGACCGGCAAGAGCCGCGCTGTTGGTAAGGGTGACTTCATCCTACACATCAACCAACAGCCCAGCATCGAAGCCAAGAACCGTTATGGCATGAAAGGCCCAATCGAAATGAGCTGGGCTGCGCTTATGTCTGCTTTCACCACCGCTAACACACCCAAGGAGTAATCCCATGTTTCCCACCGAGTTCCTTAACGACATCAAAACAAACCCCAACGCTGGCCAGGGCGGCGATGGTTTCGACAACAGCCCACTCCCTGCGGGCGACTATGACTTCGTTATCACGGGCGCGGAAGAGAAGCCGTTCTGTGCCAAGGTCAAAGGTATGAAGCAGGAAGCCATCGCCTTGTACCTCGCTGAGAATCCAACTGCACAAGCCGGTAAGAAGTTGGTCGTCAAGGCCAAGGTTATGTCCGGCGAAGCTAAGGACCGCGAAGTGTGGTGGTTCTTTACGCTGATCCCAGCATCTGACATGGGCATCTCCAAGAACGGAGACACGCCAGAACAGCAGGTGAAGTTTGATTGGACCAAGTTGCAAGGTCTGATTAAGCGTTGCCACGCAGAAGGCGCTACCTCTGGTAAGGAACTGTTGGGTTGCACGCTGCGCGTGAAGGTTGGCGTATGGTCCAAGGGCGAGAAGTCCGGCAACAACTTCGGCTTCTGGGTTAAGCAAGGCGAAGAGATCGCCAAGGTTGGCGTGGTCACCAGCACTGCACCGGTTCGTGATTCAGACCAAGCCCCGTTTTGATCTACCACCAACACCGAGAAAGGAGAACCACATGAAGAAGACCACCAAGAAAGTCGTCAAGGCCGTCGCCAAGAAAGGCGCGAAGTCCAGCAAGAAGGCTTGCTAAAACAAACGCGTGGCCCCGGCGATACGGGGCAAACTTGGAACGGTAGCTCAATGGAAGAGCAATGGGGACCTATTCTCCCCATATGGATGCTGGTTCGACTCCGGCCCTTTCCACCACCACCCTCCTACATGGAGATGCTATCATGGATACTACCCTTAACGAAGACCAACCAAGTCTTCAACAGCAACAAGACGATTGGATGTATTGGGATTGGTACACGCAACAGCGAGCGCACGACGAGGCGTTTGAGGCTGATGCGGAATGATACAACTTCGCCCGTACCAGGAAGCGGCCATAAAGGCTGCTAGGGATGCTTTGAATAATGGGGTTAGGCGACCGATAGTGTGCTTGCCCACGGGATCAGGTAAGTCGCCGTGTATATGCACCATGGCGAACCGCGTGCTTGCATCTGGCAGGCGCATCGTAATCACTGTCCACACACAAGAGCTTATCAAACAACTAGCCGACACATACGAAGCGATGTTCGGTATCAAGCCCGCCGTGTATGCTGCTGGATTAAAACGAAAGGAAGTCGGGGATGTCACTATCGCGCAAGTCCAGTCCGCTTGTAGAAATACCGTCGCATTTGGAGCAGTGGGTCTCGTCATCGTTGATGAGGCAGACCGCATACCAACTGATGGTGAAGGGCAGTACCGTTCGTTCATGGCGGGATTGGAAAAGTCATGCCCTGCTGTGCGAGTTTGCGGATTTACAGCCACTCCCTATCGAATGGGAACCGGCTTGGTGTACGGCCCCGATTGTTTCTTCGATGAGTTGGTATATGATGCCGGAATCCGCGATCTCATCGAAGGAGGGTATCTATCTCCAATCCGGAGTAAGCATGGTGAGACACCTGACTTAAGTAAGATCCACGTTCGCGCTGGAGATTACATTGCTTCGGAATTGGAAGAGGCGTTCGCAGTACCTAAGCATGTGCAGTCTGTAGTTGCAGAGATGATCCATTACGGTTCCGACCGTAAGGCGTGGCTGGTATTTGTGTCTGGAATCAAGCACGGCGAGATGGTCAAGGCAGAGCTTGCCAAGCATGGCATTGTCGCACCGTTCGTAACTGGCGACACTCCAGATGGTGAACGCAAGACACTGGTGCAAGATTACAAGGATCGCAAGATCAAGTGCATGATATCAGTCAACGTACTCAGCGTGGGATTCGACGCGCCGCACGTTGATATGATTGTGATGCTTCGTGCCACCAAGTCGCCAGGATTGTACTACCAGCAGGTTGGTCGTGGCCTCCGTCGTTGTGATGGTAAGGTTGATTGCCTTATCCTCGACGCTGCTAATAACATCACCGAGCACGGGCCAATCGACACGCTTAACGATCGCATAGGTCGCAAGACGCGATGTGAAGGCGGAGGCGAAGCGCCGGTTAAGATGTGCCCGATGTGTAAGGAGTTGATATTGGCAGGTCTGCGGATCTGCCCGTCGTGCCAGTACGAGTTCCCCAAGATAATCGCCAAGCATGACGCCGCTGCCACGACTGCCGAGATTCTTTCATGTGTCAAGGGCCACCCTGTTGAACGCACGGCGTACACCATCAAGCAGAAGCCCGGGCGCACGCCCGTGTTACAAGTAACTTACTACGCCAGCATGGGTGAGATAGCCAAGGAGTTCGTAAGCCTCGACCAGAGATCGTCAACTACAGCGTATCAGATTGGACTCAAGTGGCTTAGACAGATTCCATTGGTCGAAGCAAACGGCTTCCGTCTTGAGCACACGCCACGACTCAAGGGCTGGATCAAAGATAAGGAAGCACCCGTTAGCACCATCTTGGAGTTGCTTCCTTTTACCAAGTGCCTAGTGTCACCATCCACCATCACCGTTTACAACGGCGGGAAATACCCGTCAGTTCTAGGTAGAGCTTGGAGCAGCACTTGAATACCGTCACTGAAGCACTTCGCCTATATCATTTAGGTTATCATGTTGTGCCGTTCACTGCGCGACAGACAGTAACAGAATCAAGCAAACCGCTTGTTATGGATTACATCAAGAATCGCCCAAACATAACAGTAGAAGTTCGCATGGGCAACGATATTGACATCGCTGTTGTACCAACCGACACCTGCGTTCTTGATTTGGAAATGAAGAATGGCTTGGATGGAATCTCTGACCTTACCAAACTAGCCGCTCAACACGGCATGACCTGGGAGCAAGTTACACATGGATGCTTCATCACTAAAACCAAATCCGACGGCCTCCATGTCTGGTATCGCCAGCCAAGTGGAGAGCGACTTGTTGGTGGCCTTCATATCCGTCCGGGCATTGAAGGCAAAGCTTGTAATGGAACAGTCCATGTGCCCCCAAGCCTGGGCTACACTGCATCGGTGCCTATCAGTACACCAAGCGATCTACCGGAGCTTCCAGGATTTATCGCAGATGCATGGCGAGCTGCTGGTTCGCAACGCGGTGAAAGACTCGACAACACAATCTCCATGTACCCAGTCGGACAACGCAGACAGTACCTCCTGTCCTACGCCGGAACCCTCCGCGAGCGAGCCGGTTGCTCCGTAGAAGAAATAGCGACTATGCTTTGCCACCGACGCGACACGCATTGCGAAGACCCCGGTTCAATGAGCGATGCCGAAGTGCTAGCGATAGCCAAGGACATTGGGCGTAAGCAAGTGCGATCTGTAGAGGGCGCTGCTTTGGCAGGAGACGCGGCTGCACAGTCAGTCATAGCAATGATTGAAAACGCCAAGGCCACCCCACAAGTCACCCCACAAGTCGAAGAAGATAAGGTTCCCATCGTTATCGTAGACACGCCAGAAGAAGAGAAGGCGCTGGCTGATCCATTGCACGCACCGTCATGGTGTGAGCCGACGCCCATGTTTAAGATGTTCCAAGACTGGTGCCGTAAGGGGTCTATCCGTTTCCAGCCAGAGACGAATCTTCTGGCTGCCGCCGTGAC